TCCCCAAGTCCATTAAAAGCCGTCACAAGTTTTGCAAGCCCGGTTGCAGCAATTGCAATACCTGAGCCAATCATAAACGCTGCGGCGCCAAGGGAGAGCATGAGGGGAATTTGCATTCTCATAGCTCTCATGGTTTTTTTACTGATTTTAGCATATTTTTGTTGTTTAAAAGCAAGTCCCGCTAGCGCTCTTCCAATAACTCCCAGCGCTCCAGCTACCAAAGGGCCAGCTTGAGTAATAAGGATATACACTCCCAGAACTTCTTTCCAATGTTTCACTATCCAGTCTAACCAATCTCCAAGCATCTTTAATTTATCAAAAAAGTCTTCAATATCAGTTCTAAGCTCTTCGATAGCCTCCTCATCCTGCATAAAAGCATCTAGCCATTCATGAAGCTTGTCTAGTATTGGCAAAAGTATTGGAACAAATTCCATCAAAATTGCTTGCAGCTTTTCTTGCAACGTTGCCATCTCTTGTGCTCGCTGAGCTGCAGATTCATAGTCTGCGGAAGTTTTTCCAATGTCATCTCCAAGAGCCGACATGTCGCCACTTAATAATAATGCTAAATCGCCAACATTGCTTAATCCAAGGGAATCGGCATAAAACTTTCTTTGATAATATGACATATCGTCAAAGCTTAAGCCGGCATTTTCAATTGCTCCTCTGATTTGATCAAATCTTTCAACAGGATCTGTGGCGGTCATCAAGTCCATAGCATTAACAAAGTTTCCACCCAAAGCAGCGTTTAATTTACCCGTCATTTCGGCGGCGCCTTCAAAAGTATCAAATTTATCAGTAATGGCTAACAATTTCTCCATCTCAAGACCAGTTATCTTTGAAACTCTTGCTAAATCTTTAAAAGCTTTTTCTCCAGCAGCCCCAAGTTTTGCTAATTGAGGTCCCATTTGCGCAAACTGATCTATAAGCTTTGATGGCGCCACTCCGATGTCTTCTGCTAATGCTTCCATCTCCAATAGCGTTTCGCCGGCAACGGACGGTGTTTGTCCAAGAATCTTATTTGCAAATTGCATTGATTTTGCAGCTGATTCAGCGCTGACCCCCCATCGTCCTAAAACTGCTACAGTTTTTGTAAGCTGCTTTTGAACGTTCTTATTTTCCATGCTAAAGTTGGTAAAATCATTAAATAGCCCAACAGCGGCTTTTGAAACATCTTCCATTGGAACAGTCATAAGCCTTACATCGTCATATGCTTCTGTTGCCATACGCGCAAACTTGTCGCCGGCGCCGGTTGCTTTCTTGATATTGCTTTCAAAACTATCAACCAAAAATATGAGTTGAATCATAGTGTCAATAAAAGAAGTAATGCCGGCAGTTGCTAAACTTCCAATAAATGCGCCCATGGATTTTGTGCCGCCTCTAAAAGCTTTAAAAAGCTTTGTGGCATTTTCGGTGTTGAAAAACTGGTGTTTTCCGTAAGCAGCGAAGGCGCTTCCAAGATTTGCGCCCAATTCAGTGGCGGCAGCAACACCTTCTTTAATGGCTTTAGTTGTGCCTTTGACTTTCTTGATGTTTTCGTCAGCAACTTTAACTTGTTTTTCAGCAGCTTCTAGGCTCTTTAAATCTTCATCCGAGAGCTTCTTTTTGCCCTTGATCTCCTGCTGAATCATTTTTACTCTTTCTTCAGCGATTGCTTTGGCGTGCTCTGCTTGAGTAAGTCTGGCGCGCTCGGAATCTCCAAGACCCTTAAGCTTCTCAGCGTAATCCTCCATAAGCCTAATGTCTTCTTCGGATACCTTGCGGTTTTTTTCTTTTTCTGCTTCGAGGAGCGCCTCCATGGCCTCGATTTTGCTCGCCTGTTCTTTTACTTTTTCTTCGTCATTAGACACTTTTAATAAGCCCCCCGCATTTTATAGTAAATAGTTATATAAATTATTTATTTATCTTATCTGCATATTGAGGGGGAACGGGCGGCTGATTATGCACGCCAAGTGTCTGACTTTTATCGCGACCAGAAGAAGCTTGTTCTATTGCTTCTTTTTCTATAGTCAGCTGTTGAACGAGCCTTTCAACAAACCATCTTCTAAGTCCTATAGGAAGATTATAAGCTTCACTAAAAGACCAACCGCCGGCATATTTCAAAAAGAAAAACGCCTCATACACATTTTGCATATATTCATCGGTCAGGCCAAAAAAAGTTTGCAGAAAGCGGCACCTCCATTTCCGCTTCATATCCACATTCATTGCAATCATAATACTGAGTAAGATCAATATTCGGGGCGGTTACGCGGTATGCTGTTCTTAAGTGTCTCGAATCCATTGATGGTATATTTTGCACCACATAGTTAACTGCTTCTCTAGTGCTGTTTCCGTTCGCTGCAACTACAATGCTAGCTAATTGGCTTGTTATGTTTTTTTCTGGAATGCCTTTCTTTTTTCCCATTCCATAAGTAATTGCTTTTTCATCTCTTCCGGTTAAAACTCGAAATGTGACGTCTAGTTGCGTCTTAGGGAGAATGACATTAAAAGTACCGTCTTCATTATTGACGACATCCATTGTGTGCATATCTTCACCGCGGTAAACTTTTGTTTCATTTAAGTCAAAATTATATTCATCAGTGTTGCCGCACTGTGGGCACGTAGTTTTAGTTATATATTCGTTTCCATATCCTGAAACTCTTAGTGCAATAATTATTGCATTTTTGTCCCCTATTAAAAGAGAATCTACATCAATTGCTTTGTTGACTATCACATTAGAAACTACCCGGTCAAGGGCAACTCCTTTTTTCAAAAGAGTCCTGGAAGTTAAGATATCTTCTTCTTTTGCTGTCATCTGGCGAATTTCGATAGTATCCTGCATGTGTAGAGGATGATTTGATGGATAATAGCGCCCCATTGACGGCAGATCCACAAATTCAGTGGGCACAACGAATGAAAATCCTCCATCATCGCCACCTTGTTCCGCCAAAGATTTAGCCACATTGGGCGGAATATCTTCGCCTCGGGTTCGGGAGCCCGTGCGATCTTTATTTCTTGACAATATACACCTCGCGTTTTGTTATTTTTGTCTCGTAGTTGGTTTTTGGTT